TTCATATGCCATTTTTCTTCTTCTTTTTTCATCATCTTAGGTTTTGTTTCTTCTTCTTGTGTTACCAAACCTTGAGCAATCTCTTGCTTCTTGGCTTCAATGTGTGCGGTAACACGGTCATGAATTGCAGAATACAATGCTGCTCTAAAATTTACGGCATCATCTTGTGCTGCATAATCGATTAAATCTCTTGGGTTCATTATAGTCTCCTTATAGTGCTATTACTTTTTTTATCACGCCAAAAGTTGGCTTGTAATTCTCGTCAACCTTAGAAGGATTCTTTTCCTTACTTTGGTCTAATCTCATATCTAGTTGATTTTGGTGTTCTGCATCTTCTTGGCCAATTTGTGACACCATTTGTTGTTGTGCCACATCATTTGTAACACCAACTGGTAATCCCAAACCTGCTTCTTTTTCTTCTTCAATCTCTTCTTGCATGACTGCAATCTCATCATCATTCAAGCGCAATACGTTACGTTGAATCCATGCCTGTGAGAAATAACGACCTGTATACGGATCAACAGATGCCAACAATTGGAGTCTGTTAGTCATCAACTCTGCCTCTTTTAACTCGGTGAAGTTGTTGTCTTTGATGAAGTTATAGTGAATGTGTTCTTTGAATCGATTCCATTCTTCGTCTGTACAAATACCTTTAAGTACACATTGTACACGCAAAGCTTGGTCAAATAGGTCGGAGAACTTAGCTCTCATACGACCAACAAACTTAGCAAACTTCAACTCATCACGAGTAATCTCACCTACACGACCCAAAGAAAAACCAGATTGATTAGGATCAAGCCTAGACACTGGAACGTTCAACGACTTATATAGTTTCTTTTCAAAATACTTAACGTCTTCCAACTCACCTAAGTTCTGTCCACCTGGTAGTGTTGTAATCTCTGTACCTTTACCGCCTTCTCTACGTGGTAACCAAAAGTCTTCCATCATAGACAAGAATTTACGGTCATCACGGACTTCACCTGTGTTGGCATCATAGACCAACTTGTTCTTGTACTTAACCATAATGTCACGGAGGTATTGTTCTGCCTTTAGTTTAGGCAAATTACCAACGTCAATATAGAATATACGTCTTTCAGGTGCACGAGAAATACGATAGATAACTGTCGCATCTTCAATCATACGCAACTGATTTAGAGGTTTAATAGCCTTATGAAGATAAGACAAAACAACAGCTCTACGAGAATCCATAAGGCCAGATACGACTGAAATAATAGAGTCGGTTGTAATGCGAGTTCCAACTGGACCATAATTTGTAGAACTTCCTGTTGTTACTTTGTCATTAAAGATATAGTATTCATTGACTGTGTTAACAACTTCAACGCCTGTACGCTCATCTTTTTGTTTCTTTACTTCACGGACTTTACGGAGTTTACGTGGGTCAACATACCTCAACTCACGAATGCCTAGTGTAGGATTCTCACGGTCAATAATGATATGGTAAAACAATTTACCATCGATGTAGTATCTACGGAACACATCTTGTGCCATGTTTGTATAGTTCAACAGGCGCAAAACGGTATGAAATTCTTCTTTGATAGCCTTTTTAATCTTCTCTGGCTGTTCCAAATCGTCTAAAATGATTTGAATAATCTTGCCATCATCGTCCTGGCAAATGGCTTCATTCACAATATCATCAATGGCCGATTCAATTTCTGGTTGCATGGCCATTTCACGATAACGTGAAATTAATTCAACTTCATTCTTGGCAGTGCCATCTAAGTCAACATATGTACCATAATATGCGGCAGATGTAATCGTTAATGCACCATCATCATTTGCCGGAGGGGTAAATGATTGTTGGGTTTCTTGTTGGTCTTCATCCTTGGAGATGGTAAAACCAAATAATGAGAATTTATTTGCCATTTTTTTCCGTTTCAATTCACAAACACATATGGGGGCCGAAGCCCCCTAAGAAATATAAAATTAAGAAGTAGTTGCTGTTGTGCTTGTTGATGTCCAGTATTGGTACGCAAACGTCACAGTAAACTCTTCAATAGTATCATTTGAACCCCAATCTAAATCGATTGGAGACAAATCTACTGGAAACAAACCAACAAAGTCATATGCTTTAATTGCACCAGCAACTCCGTCTTGGCCGCCAGTTTTTGCATATTGGTAAACGTGAGCATCTGATGTATAACCTAATGCTTGCGTTGTGTTGAAGTTGTTAGCTTGCACACCTGTACCACGCAAATTACCTTGATTACTATTGATGAAGTTCATCCACACTTCGATTGAATTGCGAATTAAGAAGTTTTCATCGTTAACAACTGTGATAGTCCAGTCAGCAAATGTTCTATTGCCTGCAAACTTCACTTCACGACCAAAGTAATACATTGGAACTGTACCCAATGTAGAACCTGGTAGTTGAGCAGATTTTGCCAAAAAAGACAATGTTGTTGCTGGATTAGATGCTGCAGGATTTGCACCTGGTGCATTTAGTGCAGTTGGAATATTTGGTATACTCACCTGAAATAGATTTGGGCGAGCACCATCTCCTGTCAGGCGTGTTGTGAAATCGCTAATTTGAAAAGCCATTTTTTTCTCCTATTTGTTGTTATTTATTAGGCTGTTGTAGTGGTAATCGTTGAGAAATTAACACCTGTGCCAACCGCAACAAAATTCAACTGGATAAAGTTAATAGAACGAGCAGGTTGAATATAAATGTCACCAACAAATTGGTTAGAATTAATGACCTGTGGAGTATTGTTTGTATTATCGCACACAACTTGGAATGCAGTAATACCACGTTGACCTTGAATATTGCGTAAGAATGGAGTTACTAAAGCAACAAACTGTGCCTGTGTAAATGCATCATTGAATTCAAACAATGAGTATTGTGCAGCCTTCTTAATAGCTTGTTCAAGTGTAATAAACAATCTACGAACATTGATTCTATCAAATGCAGAAGGTTGTGTTTGCATTGTCTTGTCACCAAACAATACTGTGCCTTGGCCTGGGAAAGAAGCAACAGGATTAACTGCAACTTGATACAATGCATCACGATTACCTTGTGATGGATTCCATGCCAATTTGATGACGTTCTTAATAACACCACGATTATAACCTGCAGGAGACCACCATGGATTGTTTGCTACGTCTGTGTATGCACATAGACCAGCAATATCACCATTCAATGGAACCCAACGGTATGTGTTGTTATAACGGTCGAACATGTATTTCCAACCAGAATCTGCAAATCCGTATGAACCTGATGGACCACCAGTTACTGAAGATAGACCAGACATCCAAGACAATACACTAGTTTGTTCACTACCAGAGTTGTTAACAACTGCTGTTTGTGGTGGAGAAACGAACGCAACTGCATCTTTACGTGTGGAAGCAATACCAATTGCATTTGTTTGTACTGCAACACTTGTATATGGACCAGTCATCAACAAAGAAATTGCTGTTTGTGCTGAATCTGAGAATAGATTTTGTGCATTAATGATATCTGAATCAGTAATTGTTGCATCTGTACCAGAAGCCAATGTAAATGTGTATGAACCTGCTAAAGTTGCATACGAAGTGTTTGCCATTGGTTTGCCCCATGTGGCATTCGTAGAAGAATAATTTACTGGATCAACTGCATAAATGTATTTTGATTGATTGAAAATAGCATTTTTGTAGTAGTTTGACTGGCCAGAAGAATCAACAGAGTCAGAAGCCTTTGACAAATATGCAAAAGTTTCTAGAACAGTACCTTTTGTACCAGTAAACAAACCGCCTGTATCAACAACCGCAATATGGATTTGGTCGTTTGCACCACCTAATTGACTTGTTGAATAACTTGTACCTGGTTGACTGTTAAAATAACCTGCCAACGATGTACTTGCATAATTTGTATTAGCAGAGTTATAAAGTGCCACATTCCATGATGCATATTGAGATGCATTGGCGCCTGCATCAATTACAGAAACTGTGATTGAATTACCTAGAGCACCAGGATAACGAGCAGCAAAAGCACCCAAAGCGTTTGATGCACCTGATGGCAAGTAATTGTATTGGAATACGTTTGAGTTTACAATTTGAACTTGTGCAGTAGCATTTGCAGTAGCATTGTAGCTTGCAGAGTTAGCAGCACGAACAACTTGCAAATTATTGCCATATGCCAAGAAAGAAGCTGCGGTGAA